GAGTCTATCCTCGGGGTTAAAAACCTCGGGATAGACTACGATGATTTTGATTCGGGGGACGAGCTTGCCGACTGGCTGGATGGCAGGCACATCCCCGAATTCGACGAGCCGATGTCGGTGTCGGAAGAGCAACGTGCTGCCCTGCGGGAAATATACGAGCGGTTATAAAACCGCTCTTTTTTTGTTTCATGGCACAATTATGGCACAGCAGAAACCAACTTTAATAGAAAACAATCGACTAGTATAGAAAACTAAAAGAGCCGAAACCCGCTTATATCAAGGGTTTCGGCTCTTTTAGTTTTCTATACTAGTCGATTGTTTTCTATTAAAGTTGGTTTCTGCTGTGCCATAATTGTGCCATGAAACAAAAAAGAGCGGTTTTATAACCCATAAAAGTATTTTTACCCTCTATCAGTCATTTATACCCATTTTGGTTTGCTACGTTAGCAAAATGTTTGCAAGCGGAGACATAAAAAGAGCGGCTAACCGCTCGGGCTCGGGTGGGAACAAAAAAAGAGGGGCTCACTGCCCCTCGGATAATTACGTCTATCTTATTTTTAGTTTCTGCCCAGGATATATTAAGTTTGGATTCTTAATGCCGTTTAGAGCCACAATTGCCTGAATGGTGGTCCCATACTTCTTTGCAATATGATACAGCGTATCACCTTTCTGTACGATGTGAATTGTTTCCGTAGAATTTCGGCTTACATTCTCTTTGCCCTCTTTGCCTGTATAGAACGATAGAGGTTTATCGGAAAGCATCATGTTCAAATCCAGGTACCCACTATAGCCGTCCAAACGCCCTTTGCTAGTATATTGCCATAGGTCGCATGGTATATTCGGCTTCTTATCAGGTTTCCCAATATCTCGTCCATATCTTGGTACCCACAAAGCATCAAAGTCTGATAAATCAATGTTCCAATTTTTAAGATTGTATTCACCGATGTAGGCACCTACCTTTTTCACACCCAGTTCACGAAGCTTGTTTACATATGCTTTGATACCACTACGCATATCATTCATGGATTTTTCTTCAATGTCCAACCACCATATGACGGGATTGAATTCCTTGGTCCGGTTGTAAAAGTCTTTTGCTTCGGCCTCCATATCTGAAATGGATACGCCTCTCACCCAGGCGTAGGCATTTCTTGGAATGTTCCTTTTCGCAAACTCCTCATGGTGTTTTTTGTAGTATTTATCAATGACTCGGCTCCCATACTGCGTTCTAATAATCACGAAATCCAATTGTGAAGCTAGTTTATCATAATTTATTTTTGTCGGGTTTTGATGATGGGAAACGTCAATGATATAGCCCATTATTCTTCACTCTCCTTTTCCGCCTTGACGCTGGCCGCGTCGACCATGCCTTCCCCGATAATGTAAGCGATGAGGACGGCGGTTGCAGAAATTACGGCAGTCACTTGCTCAATTGTCATGTCATCGACATGAAATGCCGTGAGAATAGCCGTGATAAATCCAATTGCGGCACACCAGAATTTCCGGCTGGTTAGCTTGCGCTTCCAGTCAATTTTCATCTTCCTTCCCTCCTTCCTTGACTTTGGTTTTTTTGATTGATGACAGCATCCATAATTCCCCGGTCGTAAACGCAAACCAGCAAGTGATAAGTGTCGCCGGTTCGGTCGCCGTTTGTAAAAATACGTACAGGACAGAGGCAGTAAAAAGGATATTCAATAAAACCACAAACACTACTATGAATTTAGAAAAACGGCCTTTCCGCTTTCTTTGCTTTCTCATTTTAGCTACCTCCACAGTTTCACAAAGTTGACAATAAGGGCAAGAATGGCCACAATCCAACCGCCCCATTCTCGGATCCCCCTAGCAACAAGAGATTTACTCATACTTGACGTTTTCATCTCTAATAATTGACACTGTAGGTTATAAAGCTCTTCCCTCAATCCGTTGTATTTTTTTATCGTTTCCCTAGTTTCTCGCATTTCAGCTCTGAGCTCTTGAAAATCAATTTTTAAGCTGTTAATTTGTTCAAATAGTTCTTTAGGTGTGTACCATTCCTTTTCCATACTCCACCTCCAACAAAGCACAAAAATAAAAAGCAGGGCATAAAAAATACACCCTGCTCAGGTGTGTTTAAGTTGTGTTGCATAAGTTTCCTTATGCAATACTACTCTTGCTCCTCATTCAGTACAGCAAAAACACATTCTCGCAAATTCGAGAGATTTGGTACTTGCTCCCTCGTGTATTTACCTTCTTTAATGTACCGCACCCACAACTTTACAAGAGCACTCTCTGTCGTAAACATTAGTTACCACCTCCAAGCAACATTGTGAGCTCAATAATGGCCTGTTCAAGCATTGCAATCCGTTCTTGCTCAGTTAAGGGACTGTCTTCGTACTCGTAGTAGACAGAATTAGTATTGGGATTGTAATACAGAACTGGTATTTTGTCTTCTCGTACTTCGGGTTCTGGGATAGAGTCTATCAACACCCCAGTTTGCTTTAATTCCTCTTCTGTTTTACCTAGGCCGTACTTTGGATGAAATGGCATATAATGAATAAAACCTACGCGCAGTCCTTTTTCATCTTGGGTAAAATCACCTATAAAAATCATTTGTTATACCTCCTTTATTTACCATAAATATGGAAGTGCACCTAATTTAGGATATACAGCAATAGCATTGCAAACCGCATCTCTAGGTTGTATTTGCCATATAATATTAAATTCATCATCCATTTTAAGTACTTGACGATTAGATACCGAACCAGAATAAGCTAAATACAAACACTCATCTGGGTCAATAGCAAAATTAGTAGTTGGATTTATATATTTTCCCGATATTGTTTTTGTAGTTGCAATAATTTGATTACCATTTAAATCATATTTATAAAAATAAATAATAACCCTACTATCATTAGAATCAGCGCCTAAACAATATACATACTGTTGGGAACATGTAATTTTAGGTGTAGATACAGAACCCGATACAGGGGTTCTGCTCCATATTATATTTAAATTTGAATCTAATTGCACTACTGCACCATTTTGTGAACTTATGATATATATATTATCATGATTATCTGCTGCCATATCTCTTACCACATATGGAATATCTCTAGATGCAATGGACTTTCCGTCTAAGTCATATTTATATATACAATCATCTTGCGGGCTAAAATATAAATAACCATCGGAACCTAAAACTAAACGAATAGCAGCACCATAAAAACTTTTTTTAGGCCAAAGTACATTACCATTAGTATCTAATTTTGTTATATAATTCCAAATTGTACTAGCATCATGAAAACCTGCATATATATTACCATCCGAATCTACTTCAATAGCATAACATGTAGGATTATCAACTGATACATTTGGAAAATTAACTTGAACTGTCCAAATATGATTGCCTTCTGGGTCCAATTTAGTTATTTGTCTTTGACTTTTTCCTAGATAAATATTTCCTTGAGGGTCTTTTACCATAGAATAACCCCAAGCACTACTATCGCTTCTAGCCCATACCAATTCTCCTTCTGGATTATATTTGTATAAATAAGGACCACCAGTTGATGCATATACCAATATTGGATAATAATCATTAGTTGAAAATCGTATCCATTCTTCACCATTCCAAAAATAAGCTTTATTATAAACCCACTTCTCATTTTCGTTATCCCAATATTTTACTACTCCTAATCGTACAAATAAATCCATATAAGAATTTGTCCATATTTTTACCTTATCTTGAGATGCTACATTCAATGTCTCTAAATCAGGATAACTAACTACTACATAATCGTCAGATAAACCTATAAATTCCATACTTTTTTGAATATTAATACCTAGTTCACTGTCGGTAACTTTAATAAGTCCCTGCATATTAGAGGGATTTACTGGCTCTGTATTTCTAAAAATTATATTGCTTATTGGCTTATCTGTTACGATCCAAATATCACCTATATTCTGGGCTGTCGGTTCAGTAAGTTGAGTAAAAATATTGACCACTTGATATCCTTTAGAACTAATTGCCCCTCCACGCCTACTTATAATAGCCTCGCCCAATTACCTCACCACCTTTATTTGTAGCGGTAATTCAACCTCAGGTTTACTAGTTGCATAAAAAGTTATTTGATTTGTAGCCGTAACAGCTCGATAGATTGAGCTCCATTCTTCAAGGCGAACTCTATCTATCACGTAATCGCCTGATAGAACTATATCTATAATAGGATTGTCATCTGGTGTGATCCCTTCTACGGGTTGTGTTTTTGTAAAAGGGGGAGAACTACCCTCCCAATTGGTATCAAGGGTTACTATCAAAGTAGCGTGTTTAACATGCCCTAAGGTATTTAATGACGCACTTTCATTCTTATGCGACGCTAAATCTTGGCTTACATTGTTTATTACTTGATTTATCTCACCTATTGCTTGATTTATATTGCCTGTTGCTTGATCTGTATAATTCCTTGCTGCTTCCAATGCTGCGGCCGCTTTCTCTTGGGCGCCAGCAGGTGTTTCAAAAACCAAGGATTGGTCAATTGTTGCCGATATATTTTGCACATTCTCCACGATAACGACAACATCAATTTGCTTCTCCAAAATTTCAGCGCCACCTGGCCCTGGGATATATTCGGCTAGTTCACCAGCATTCCCATAACAGTATAAAATTTCCCCCAAATCCGGATCCTGTGCGAATATCCCAAGTTCACGCCAATAAAAGCCTGTTGTAAGGTCTTGATTAGATAAAACCCCACCGATAACAGCCTTGCCGTTCGGAAGGGTTTTAAATTTGTTAAGCGGAATAGATTTCACTTCGTGTATAAGCGCTGTAAGATCTGCTATTGCCTGGCCCCCCAACTGACCGTCTCCTACTGCAATTCGTGTAAAGACTAATTGTGCGCCTGCTTGGGCCTTAGCCTGCAACGCGCGACCGCGATTTGTAAAAGCTATTACCCCAAAACTCATATGTTACACCACCTGCTCTATAGTTATAAAATCTCCAGTATGCAACACATGGCCCAAATATACTGGCATTTCGGCCGACATGGTAATGATTATTTGTTCCAACCTAGAGCGGATATTTTTCACCTTTTCTACCGCCATCGCAAACTGCGCTGCCTGTTCACCCGTGACCGCTGAATTGCTGGTGATAACTCTGAAATGATAGGGCTGTCCCCCATACTCAAACCATTCCTCAATATAGCCATCCCCAAAGTAATCCTGGATTACCTGCTCTACCGCGTATGGGGTGCCGCGATAGCGATGGACTTTAAGAGCGTTTTTTATTAGCTGCCGTTTTACTTCCAAGGAGGCTTTGGGATCGTACCAATCAATGTGCAATTGCCAAGCAAGCTCATCCAGGGCTTGGTTATCTAGCGCATTAAGGCGGGCATAAATAATACATGCTTTTACCTCGTCTGCCAACTGCCTAAAATGTGGTGTTAAAGCCGCGCATAAGGCCCGGGTAGTGGGATCTTGTTTCATATGTGATGTTTGCAAGGTCAAAAGATCAACATCTTTGAGGGTTATCATTATAGCAACCCCCCATAAGTTATGTTGATATTGCCTATCTGGGCCACCTGGTTAAATTCAAGCTCCATAAAGGCGGGGCTTGTAATATCAATACGGTAAGCGCCGGCGTTGAGCATAAGCTGCCGCAAATAGTCTGGATTTATGGCCCGACCAAGGCGCTCAGCTTGCCACGTTATATACTGATTCACCGCTGCTTCAATAACCTGTTTTAAGGCAGCTTCTTCCGCTTGTCGGTCAGCGCTGATGTAATATGTCAAGTTAATATCATAAGTTACTGCTTCCGGCGCGGCTACTTCTACCTTGTCCGTCAAGGGACGCCGGTCTTTTGCATTTACCGCTGCCGCTACTTTATCTAAAACGTCCTGGCTAGGTATCTGTCCGCCCTTCATCAGCACAACGATATTGACTACCCCCGGCGCTGTTGACGTAACCGCAACGTCTGCAATGTTTACATCCGCAGTCTTTGCCCAATAAATGTATGCCCTTTCAGGCCCTGCTACGGAAAAGCTCGCAGGGGCCAGCCTGATTCGTTCTCTATAGCTTTCATCATCTTCTACATCCGCACCACCGGCGCTGGTATCGATGTTCTCAACGGTAGCTACATAGGGCAATGGATCAACCAGGGTCTTTATTTGTCCCGGAGCAAAATTATTATACCGGGCGCCCCCTTCCAGGGCCTCAGCCTCTACCGTTCCCGTCATTTCTCCCGCGGGGATGGTAAGGGGCCTGGTCGTTGCAAAATACAGCTCGCCGTCCGGCGTAACCCGTGTTCCCGCGGGGATTGTAATAGCCTGCCCTTGCGCTGAAGACAAGGTAAATTGCAGGGTCGTTCGAGCTTTTTGCGCCGGTATGCGCTTTGTGCCATAAAATTCGCCCAGGGCGTCCAGGCATTCGCCGGTTGCATACCGCAATAAATTCTGCCGCGCTGACTGGTTGATATCATTTTTTAAACCCACAATAACCTGTAAAAGCTGCATTAAAAAAATGCGCCGCTCATCCCCTGGGTAAAGCGTTTCCCCAAGCGCTGCTTCAAAATCCTTAAGAAGCTGATTGGCTAACTCCTGGGCGTTGACTTCTACGAAATTAATTTCGCTCATATCTCTACCACCACCTTAAACTGCATGTGGCCGTTCTCATCGGTGCCCAAATAGTTTACCTCTTGGACTGCTGCCCTGGGTTCATATTCCGATATGACCCTGGATATCTCTGCAATGTATAATGCAGCCGCCACTTGTGGGGGCCTATCCAATATGCTTGGGTCTATGCCTTGCGTACGATTATAAGCAATTTCATAGCGCCAAGTGCTAATCAAATTCAAAATATTTTGCAAAATCCTATCCACGCCTTTAGCTCCCCAATTAAGCGGACGGGCTTTTGAAGTATCAATTTCATATATCATGCAGGGTATCACCCCCTTAGTATGCCATCATATTAGGGTTTTTTCGCTTGGTGACTGCCTTATCCTGGGCGCCTAACAAGTTCACCGGTCCTGTAAGCGGCGGCAATTGTATCCCCGGCGCTGAAGTTTTGTTAGAAGATTTTTTCGATGATCCGCCTGATGTTGATTTTGCGGCCGCGCTGCCTGGCCTGACATATTCATCAAACTTAAGCGAAATTTCAGCCTTTAATATGTTGCCGGCATTGTCAATCACCTGCGCAATTACTTGTACCTCTACAAGAAGCCATTTATTAGACCCCCAGGGTCGGTTCCCCAGGACAAAAGGATACGCCACCCCCGCGTCCTTGATGGCTATCCACTCTTCAATTTCACGTCGTGGATTAACGCCAAGAGCGGCATCTAACATGATCGTAATGCTGAAAGTATCTAAGGCCGGCCCTTTATTGTAGGTTGAAGGCTTTTTCCCTGCCGCATCCTGCTTTTCGGTATTCAAACTGGAAGTATATTGCAGGCCGTCAAAGGTATATATCTTATCCTGGGTAACCTCGAATGCTTTCGGGCCAAATACCGCGATAGGCATAAACTTCACCACCTAAAATTTCGCTATGATAAGGCCATCCTCCAACCCTGAGAAAAACACCACCACAACATTGTCCCCCACTTGCAAGGGCCCCACATGGGAAGCGATCCTTAAAGGAGCGGATACTGCATTCCCCCTTTCAGGTAATAAAACCCTCACCCCTTCGGGGGCTATGCTGGAGACTTTTGCTTTTTGTATCATCAATACCCCTCCACCGGCCTCCTCAACCGCAAAAAAGTTTTTCGTTCAACCAGTCTGTGCACCGTTTGCTCGCAAAAATATTTGCCATCCGCTAATCCCACACCGGCAATTTGCAATACCGTCCCGGCCGCTATACCCGGGTCCAGTTCGATTGTACAATATCCGGTATGCTCATATTTATTCTTGGCTCTTAAGAGATTTTTTGCGAATCTTTCTGCTTCCCCTTGACTTGATACGTAAATGTCTGTAATCTGCATGGTTGGCCCCAAGGTCCCTGCGGGGCGAAATTCGTAACTTATATCACCATAAGAGACCCTGCAAGCCCCAAATATGCCCGTTGCTTTTATGCGGAAGCCAAAGTCCCCATCGAATTGGTCTATATACAGGGTTTTCGCGGGGGCCTGGCTTTCAATGTATTTTTCGCTATAAATAATAACTTTCTCACCGGCAATTTTAAGCGCATAACCTTCCAGCATACATCTCCATGCTAAAAACTCAAAATCGGCCTGCTCGTACTGATCCACGCGTTGATATAGATAATTTTGGACACCGTATGTTTCCAAGGGAAAGCCATATTTAGCTGCCAGTTCATTAGCCAGCTCCATAAAACGAATATTTTCCCACGATTTAGTCCTGTCCGTTTTAGCTTCCTGAGGGATACTCAAGGCCCGAATGATAAAAAACCCCCGCTTTTGCTCTAATTCGTCCACATACATAACACCTGAATCAAAGCCGCCTTCTTTAAGCTCCACGCGGTGATTTTTCTGGGGCTGCCACTGGCTCCAAAATCCCTGCGGATCGTCAAACCAAAGCTCTATGCTGTCCGCCACTCCGCCGGCGTTGTCGATAATATCAGCCTTTTTGACCTCTATGGCTTCGGTAATATCCACACCCTCATAGATAATGCGCATATTCACCGCCTCCAGGGTGGTAGGGTGACCGGGGCTTCTTCTTCGATGATAGGTATCTTAAGTTTTACGCCTGCATCAAAGACAAGCACACCAGCATACTGCGGGTTAGCTTCGATGATCAAATGCGCCTTAAACTCGTCATTATAAGCATCCAAGGCTAATATGTCAAAAGTATCCCCCTGCATGGTTGTATATTCAAAGTACCGATTAATAGCCATAAGCCACCCTCACCCTTCCTTCCAAAAGCTCCTCAAGAATTTGCTTTATTTCTTCTTTATGCCGTTGTAAAATCGGCTCAATCTCGGCCCGATTGTTGGCATAAATAGTCGGTGCGTATGTGAAGTTTATACCGCCACCGCTATTAATAGGACCTACCCCCAACATCCTAGCTGTCTGATCCAAAAGACTTAAGCTCCGTGGTGTGCGCTCAATCGGGATTGCTACCTCCAAACCATCATCGCCAAAGATGGCGGGCCGATTAGAGAAACCGCCTTCAGCATACTTGGGAAGACTACCAGCTAGGTTGGCCTGAAGATTAACCTTTTTGCCGTTTAGACCCAAAAGGTTCCCAATACCGCTGATAAACTTGCCAATTCCGTTTACAATTGTCGCAATAACCTCGCCCAGCCACTTCAAAAGCGGGGTAATCCATTCTATAGCCTTCCCCAACACCTTACTAATCACATTTGCTATAGCAGTAAGGATTGGAGCAAGAGCCTCTACAAGAGGCAAAATGGCCTGTAAAATCTGTAAAACGGGGGGCAAAATCGCCTCTACAAGCTGACTAATAAGCGGCATAAAGGGGGCCAGTATTGCAAAGACTGTTTGCATTAAAACCGCCGCAATGGGCAAAAGCTGCTGCACAATCTGCATTAAGGGCGGCAATAGAGGTTGAATTATCGATAAAAACATCCTGAAGCCCTCTACCATGAGCGGTAAAGCTATTTGTGCGACCTCCATAACTATAGGCAACGCCTGTTGCAAGGCGTCAAGGATCATGGGCCCCAAGGTCCGGCTTATCAGCCTAAGCCCGTCTGTCACTATCGGCATAAGCTGCCCGGCCATACTAAGCATTTGCGGAAGCAGATCTGCTATACCGCCTAAGAAACCCCCGCCGATATCGGCTAACATCTGCGTAATAGAAGGAAGTCTGTCAATAATTGAATCCAAAAGAGGCTGAATTTTAGGCAATAACTGGCCGATGAGCCGGTTGCCAAGGCCCTGAAAAGCATTTTTCATCTTTTCTACCGTGTCGCCCATGTTGTCAAGCCCTTCTACAGTCTCCTCGCTTAGTACCAAGCCTAAGCGGTCGGCCTCGGCTGCTAGGGCTTGAATTTCCTCAGTCCCCGCATTCAAGATAGGGAATAAAGAAGCAGCACCGCGGCCAAATAGCCTAAAGGCCAGGGCGTTCCGGTCGGCTTCGCTTTCGATTTTCGAGAGTTGGATAATAGCTTCTTGGAATACCTGGGATTGTGGCCTTAGGTTACCTGCGCTGTCGGTTATTTGAATACCAAGAGCCTTAAAGGCAGCTTCCGCGTCCTTAGATCCCTTGCGAGCGGCGTCCATCTGCTTGGTTAGAATGCTAATAGCTTGCGGGATAGATTCAAAATCAGCCCCCACCTGGCTGGCAATGTGCCGCAATCGTTGTAGCTCCTCAGCTGTTAAACCAGTTTTGTCGCGCAATTTGAGTAATGAATCCGCATCTTCTGAAGCCTTCATTGCAAGCCCAGCTAATGCTACAGTGCCTGCTCCAATTCCTGCCACCGTCGCTTTCCCAACAGCCAACGCAGCCTTGCCCATCGCCTGTAAGCCTTTAGCGGCCAAACTGCCCAGCTTAGATAGTTTCCCTGATGTTTTTTCGGTTTCTTTTGACGCCTTCAAGAGAGCTGCTTGCAAGGATGGATCTACTTTCCCGGCCAGGGTGATAAGGGCCTTTAACTCTTTCTTACTTGCCACTGGACGCCGCCTCCTTTCTTAACTTCTCTGCTTCTTCACATAACACTTTGAAGAAGTCAAGCAAATCTTCCAAAGGCTGATTAAAACACCAATCTGCTGATGTCGCCGTTATAAGAGTAATTCTTGCAATAATCTGTTTGATAGTCTGATCCTCAATCATCCCTCCGAATCGAGATAGAAAAAATTCCTAGCCAAGGCCGCCGCGCGGTCGGCATCCTTCGCGCTCATACGCATAACATCCGAAATAGTGATAGATGGATCGGCCTTGGTAACTGCTTTTGCAAATAAATAAAGGTGGTAGTCTGGGTCTATTTCTGCAACTGCAATGGGAATACCTAAGTTTTTCATTATTTTGCCAACCTCAATTTTATCCTTTGCTGTCATTGCTTCAAAATCATAAGGTAGCTCTGAGACTTCTTTTCCATCAATCATGATAGGTTTTGACAGCTTAAAAGTATTCATTGTCTCCCCTCCTGATTAAAGTTTTAGGGTGGCCTTATGGCCACCCCATATTTTAACCTAGCGCTTGCCTAACCTTTTGCATGTAGTCAACCCCGTTGATCTTGTAAATATAATTTCGCTTATCAATAAGCAACGTCTCAACGCCGTTTATAACTTGGCGATAGCGAATTACCTCAAAGTCAATGCTTCCATCCATTGTGGTGGGGGGTTCTACCTTGCCAGGATCATACTTCTTGTTAATGCCGGTGATAAAAATTTTGGTGCCTTCGGGTATCACCTGACCATCCGATGTTACTACGTCCCGCGCAAATCTAAGTTCGATATTCTGTATGCCGGGCTTGGCTAAGTTCGCGGCATTTTTGTTGATAGATCTCATGTTGATTGTAAAGGTCATACTGCCGATCTGTCCCGTTACCGGCATATCAATGCTTCCAAGGATGCCCGCACCTTTTACTTCGCCGGTCTGCACCTCGATGCTGGGAAGTTGGCAAGAAACATTGTCATCAATTTCTACGCCGTCCACTAATAGTTTGTGCGCTATTACGTTCCCTGAGATAATCATGCCTGCTCACCCCCAAATAAAGCCTCCAGGCCCTGGGTTGTATATTGTATCTTGGCCGTCAAGCTCTTTCCGGGCGGTGTAGTGGTTGTTGCGATATCAAACACAAAATCACCCTCTACGATGTCACTAGTGGGATTGCTCGTTTCGTTGAAGTAAATTTGGCCATAAAGCAAGGCTCCGCGTGCGATTAAACTATCTAGAAACTCCTGATAATCGTTAAGGATCGTGTCAACCTTGGCCCTATCCATAGGCTTATCCACTTCTGGCCCATACCGCCGCTGAAAATCATTTACTAGGTAGTAAAGCATCCTGACGCTACTGTCAAACTTATTTCTTGGGTCCATATCTTTCCCGTACTCATATTCACCGGTGTGCGGCCCCCACAATACCCATCGGCCACCCCAGTAAATAGCCGTACGGATTCCTTTGCTGTTAAGATCATTGGCTTGGACCTGGTCAAATATAATCTCCGCGCCATCCTCCAAACAAAGACCTGTAATGTCGATGGGTTTGTTGGACGGCGTTTCAAAGGGGATGTTGTCATTGTTGTAGTCCACCCACTGCATAGTTACCGTTGCCAGGGTAGATAAATGGAAAACTTTATCCCCTTTCCTAGCTCGGGGCCAACATGGAGCCTCTCCCGCGCCCGTATAGCCATTTGCGCCTTTCCAAGCCTTAGCTTTTTCAATGTTGTTTGCGTTGGCATCTGCTGCAAGGTCGCTATTTACCCAAGCATACCAATGCCCATTGATCTTCTGAGCAGCAGCTTTCAAAGCAGCATCTACTTCGGGGATATGGCTCCAACCTGGCGCTGCCAGGATGGTGGGAATCATGTTATATTTGCTATAAACCAAGTCGACAACTGAAATCCCTGACTTTGCGCCGGTGCTTGGACTGGTACCGCCTATAATGTCCGCCGTTGTAACCGCGCCTGGATCTACTTCGTCAAAGGTTACCGTTACTGTCGCCGGCAAGGTTCCCTTCAAATCTTTAATAAGCACCCTGGCACCATCTGGCGTATACTCTACGCTGAAATCTTCACCTAGAACCTTCCCTTCAATTGCGCATGTCTTTAAAATAACCTTGCCGTTGTTGATATAACCCTGCCCATTTACAAGGGTTATATCGACTGATTTGCCTTGTGTTTTGGCCGTATCCGGATCTAATACATTAATAAGGATAATGGGGCCTACCGGTTGGATATTGTTTTTAAAATGCGCATAAACAGCCTCGCACAAGGTAAAGCACTTCCAGTCATCGCTATAGCCTATCTTTTGCTGCGCATCGGCAAAGCTCTGTACTAATATGGGCTGATTTACTTTGCCGGCAAAATCCCCAAGCTGATGAACCGGTGCCGTCCCCACGTATACGGGCAATGTGGCTACTCCTTGAAGCGGTATAAAATCCTGTGTCGCTTGAAGCTCAGCAAAAGATCCGTGCTTGTACAAGTTTTGTCACCTCTCTTTTATAAGTTCCTTAAGATTTCACTTTGTGGATATGCCATCTTTCGTACCGCAAATGTCAGCCAGCCATACCAATACGGATACGGCTGGTCTTGATACATACCCCATTTAATGGGGTATTGAATTACAACGGATCTGTTTATAATCTGGTTTCTTGCAAGCGCGGCTTTGGTCCCATCGATTAAGTTAAGCAGATCGTTATACCCCCGAAAGTCCGGCGTATAGGTCCCATCGGGTTCATGGAATCCTGGACTGTAAACTACTGCTGTAATCCGTATGCTTAATTCTTCGCTTTCGGCATCATCTGTAGCATCGTCAACTCCAACTATTAGGCAAGGAATAATAGCCTTTACGTCCGGCTGAAGATACCCTTTTGGTGGCATCCACCCTATATAAACCGCCGGTTTCACAAGTTCATAATTGCCTACGTTGTCGCCATCGTCCTTTTGCAGTTTTATATCTACGTGATTTTCCAGGAAAGTCTTTAAGGTTTCCAAAACAGATACCGTTGACATTTTAATCCCTTCTTTACCCCTTTATCTTTTTCTCTACTGTCGTCATCGCCCTAATGATTTCATGCTCTAACCTTTCATCAAATTTTTCCTGGGCTGCTTTCTGGATCTGTTCCGCCACCTTTTCGTTGCTGATCATTTGCGGGATAGACAAGGTTCTTACTACCGTGATTGGTAGCCGCTCCGGTCCAAGCCTGCGAAAGATATTGTACTGGGTCTTGTCCGGTGATAATGCTCCGGTTGGTCCAACAAAAGGCTTGGGGTCGGTATTGATGGTCTGCCTGCTGCCGCGCTTGATGGTAGCCTTAACTTTGTAGCTGCGCCGTTTGGCCGGTGGCGCCTGCGGGCTGTGTGGGAAGTGTGCAAGTGATAAAGTATGTCCGATGGACGTAATGCTTGCCGTTAAGTCCGTCTTGGTGGGCCTTTTGATGCCGCCTTTAAAGGATTCCTTTACTTCCTTGGCCTTTATAGCGTATTCCTTGGGCACTATCCGGCCAACCTGGGTTATCACGTAATCGATCGTGCGGTTTAAGGCATGATAAGCAGCCATGCCAACTTCCTTTTCAAACCCCTTAAGCTCAAAGGTCAGCCTGTCAAGCTGCTTAGTGTCCACTGTAATAATCTCCTGGGCCATGTTTTAGGCCCCCCTATTCTGGCGCAAAATAATTTCATATATGCCCTCATCTTCCCGACAATCGAATACATACATTTGCCGGTTATCAAAAATTAAGGGGGCGTCCACTTCTGGACGCTCCCCAAAGTCTGTCTTTTTTACGTAAAATAGCAGTTCACCAACGGATAAGCCATCATATTCCTTTTTGCTGCGCTGTATTAAGCGATCATTGTCAACAATGATATTTATTACTTTGCCGTTAATAGTATGCGGTTCGGCAAAGTCATTAAAAAAAATGGCTAGATCCTTAAACATTTGATCCCGAAAGCTGGTCATTGCCATCACCAATAGCCTGTTTAATACGTTCAAAAATCTCCGCTTTGGTCATTTTGTCGTTGATTCCTTCAATATTCATAAGTTTTGCATATTCCAGCATTACCGCCTTTGCCGTATCTTTAGTAATCTCTCCAAAAGTCTTTGCTTTATCTTGCCCTGCAACGTTCTCTGCCCCAATAAATTCAGCTACGCCGTTTTCCACTAATTTCTTTTGCAGTTCCAAAGGTAAATAATTTATTACCTGCCCTGCTTCGATGAATACCCCTCCATAATTTAAGGGCGCTTTTAACTTAATCATGCCTTCTCACTCCACTTTAACCAATCTTGACCTTAGCAACATCCCCATTGGTTGCTTTAGCCTCAACACACCATCCCGCCGGAATGGTGCCCGATGAATTCTTTGTTAATTTGCCCGCCGCTGTGTCCCAATAAAGCTGATCGCCAACGTTAAATTCCGTATCATTTACGGCCGGCAGTTCAAAAACACCCTCAGTTCTAACGCCACCGATGGCTCCAACGGGGATATTCTCCGCGGCTACCCCAATACGGCTCACCAACGGTACCACTTCGCCATAAGCAATATCAGCGCTTCCGTTGTTGACATAATCGATTATTTCGCCTTTCTGAATATATATCCCTTTAGCCATGTTTATTTACCTCCCTATAAATTTAATGGAATAAAGGGCGCATTGCTGCGCCCTATGAGTTTTATGTGTCTCATTCTCCAGCATTCTTAAACAGTCCTCTGTAATCCAATACAGTCACACCGTAATCGATGTAAATTCTCCACTTGATACCCAAGAAGTCGAACCCAACCTGGCTTTCCAATTTGGGCATATCGTCACCATTGAGATAAGTCACTTCAATGGTGTCAATGTCGGCTGGCGATGCTGCAAGGTAATAAGCCTTCTCGCTGTAGTCGTCAAGCTCTGCATCCACAACAAGAGTAAGCGAATTCCTGAATACGTTTGCCACGCCTGCATTGTTGCTGGCCGGATCGGAGATAGACATCAAAATCTTCTCTGCCTCAGTCTCTAAGGCTGCGGGCACTATGAGGAATGTAGGGCTAATATTGAGGGTTTCCTTGCCTCTTAAGTTCTTTTGCTTCCTCATCGCTGCCCTGGCCTCGGATAAGGTCGTTGTACTCAAAGGCCCTGGGGTTCCAAGGTTGCGGTGGTCTGCATGGAATAATTGTTTACCGTCATAAATCACCGGATTGGTCCCGAGCATCTTATACACCAGCTTATTAATTCCACGGCTTGCAGCCCTGACATATGCCTCGGGTATCCTGGTCAAGACGCCTAAATCATCGTTGATGAGTGCCTGCCTGGTTATTCCCCATTCGCGGCCAAAGGTTGCAACGGCCTTAGTTACTCCCTGGTCCGTCATCTCATCAAACTTAAATTCGCCGGTCTGGGTCATGGGTAGCAAGTCCCCAGCCTCGGATATCTGATAATGTACTGCGGCCTTAAAGTCTGGATTGCTGCCCCTGCCGGTCCATACCTGGTAGGTAGTTCTTGCAGCCCTATAAGCTGTGGCCATTGTCTTGTTGACTGCATCGGACAAAATGCTTGCAAATTGGCTATCCGGCGTTAAAGCAGCCCTGAAAAGTTCGTCATCGCTCATCCTATGAGCATTGGAATACCCTGCCCTTATAAGACACTCAACTGCCAAATCTCTCAGCCTCATACCCCTAAGTTCGCGGGCGCCTTCTGCCGGCTTCTCAACCATGCGGCCAGCCCTCATTAAAATGGCGTCTGAAGCGGCTGCCCTGAATTTGTCGGCCTCGTCTCTTTCTACTCTCACATCTGCCCCGCTGACCAAAGGCTTCATCCTTTGCTTGGCCACTTCTAAGAGTGCAGCACGTACCTGGTCAACGGTAAATCCTTTTTCGATATATTCTCTTGGATCTACATCAAAATCCCTGCACATTGCTGTAATTTCAACCACGCGCTGCCTTTCGGCTTTAATAGCCTCTTCCTTAATGCTATCAGGTTTCAAGTCAATATCGTTGCCCGGCGTGATTGTAACTGTTTCTACAGTTTTTACATTCTGCTTATCTTGCAGTACATTCTGCTTTTCTTTCTCACCCATGTTATTTACCTCCTTATTTAAAATTTCATCTTGATTTATGTCGCGGCCCACCCCAACGCTGGGGTCTGCCGGTGTGGGTTCAATGCTGATCTCGTAAGGTTCCCACTTGATAGCAATATACGCGGGCCCGGTGAAGCGGCCATTTGCTGAAGTCTTGCCTGCCGCGACTTCCTCCCAACTGCTCACCGTATAGCCCACGGATACACCTTTGATTAGACCTTTTTTGACTTTCTGGAATACCTTTTCGCTGTCCTCATCATCATCAAAAGTAATAAGAGCCTTTCCTTTTCGCTCCTGAGTATCAATCCAAGCCTTTTCAATTTTTGCAATGGGCATTTTCCCGAAATTTGGGTCTCGCCCGTGGCTGAATAAAACTACTCCTACTTCTTGTAGCCTCGTTAAATCCACAGCCCCTTCATCGTGTGACAAAATTTCGGGCCCAAACCATCGTTCATAAGGCATTTCAGATGAAAAGGATAATTCAATTGTCCTGGAATTCTCATCCTCGGGTGCCCTAATTTGCGCCGCAAATGTTCTAATCCCCTGTAGTCCCGCTTGCGGCTTCTTGTGCATTGGCATTTACCATCCCCCCTCCTAAATCAATACCTAATTCTTGAGCAAGTTTTATTTCCGCGGCACGCTGTTTTATTATTTCGCGCCAATCTTCGCCGCGCTCTGCACAAATGCGGGCCAAAGTATCCTGGCCGGTCTCAAGGGCTTTGGCGTTCGCACTAACCTCTTTCTGCGGATCAATCCAGCTCCATCCTGGCGTAATCCATACATGCTTCAAATATCTGCGCTTATTCTGCCAAAAGTCTGGGATGTTAAGCTGGCCAGAAAGCACCGCGGATATTACAAACTCGGTATAAACTTCACGGCAAAAATGTTCAATCAAAAATTGCTGCCACATCCTGTATGTGCGCTGATCCTCTAAGAGACCCTGCCGCGCGCTGGAGTAATTAACCTGCGACATGTCCCTTGATACAGCCTCATACGACAGCCCCTGGCCGCTACCGATAAGGCGCTGCTGGGTCGCTATAAAATCTTTAGCGCTGGTGGCCTGGCCGGAAGGATTAACCGCTGCGATGGATTCCCCCGGTTCAAGCTCATAAATCATCCCCGGCGCGATGGTACGCTGCTGATAGCCGCTTTTGTCGTCTGTTTTGCCACCAAAGGCACCCAAGCCCCTTCCCAAGTGACTGGGCGGCGTGTTTTTTGTAATAAAAACCGATAAACAGGCAAGTATCCGCTCTTTTACGGATACTGCTTCCATAAATTCGTTTATATCACGAATGCGGGGCAAAGACCTTGCAAGCGGCGAAATTTCGCGGATCTGTGAAGGTCGCGTTTTTCTCCAAAGGAATATTACTCTCTGAGCTTCTATTCGCTCGGATTCCCCAGTCCAAAAGCCATCAGGTGTATACTTCTTGAAGTAATAAGCAATGGGTCGGTTGTATTCATCTAGCTCAATCCCGCCTACAACGCGATTGCGGCCTAGGCCGGGCAATACATTCCTGGACGTGTCAAGCTCATCTACTTCGCGTGCCTGCAAGCGAAAAGGTACAAGGCCACGGTCTGTATATACCTTGATGAAAAATATTCCGCCGTCCACGATGATCCGCCTAATGGCCATTGCCTGCATTTCATAAAAAGATTGTTGCTCGGTAATATCGCAATTTCGGGGCCTACACCATTCTGCCCAAAGCTCCTCGATCTGCCGGTTTAATGCTTCATCCTCGGTCCCGTCCTCCCTGGTAACTTTGGCCTGGACGCGGATTCCGGTCCCTACAACGTTTCTCTCAAAGGGGCCAATAGTCCCCTCTGCAATGTCGCTGTTTCGTTCAAGATCGCGGGCCCGGGCCCGGATAATATCACGCTGAGGCTGGTCGGTCTGCTCGGCAGTCGCATTGACTGGCACCCAGCCGGCGTTTAACCGATCGGTGCTACCGGCGTCATAGAAGCCTCTTAAGGCCTGACGCCATGCTGCGCGTCTGTAAGCCCATGCGGGGCTAAAAAAGCCGATGAATTTATCCAGTATATTCATGTTCATATCTTGTTACCTCCGGTCAAAGACGGCTACGGTGATATGCCCGCCGTTTTCTTCGTATAGCTGCCGCTCCAAGCGCCGCCGCTCCTGGTACAAGATTGAAAGGTCTGGGCGCCTTAAGCGCCTGCTGCCTATGCTGTACTCCTGGGCCCCGCTTTCAATTGCCGCTATTGCCTTATTTATCTGTTCTAGCTGCTCTTTTGTGGTCATCATAACCACCTGCCCTTCCGTGTTATCCAATTGTCATAAGGCCGGATAAAATTGTTTTGGTGGGAGTGATATTGTTGTTGCGGCTGTACTGGCTGCTGCTCTGGCGCCGGTTGTGATTGCTGCGGTTCAGCCGCTTGTAAATACCTCACATGTAAAAGATCTGCGGCTAGCGCCGCGTAAACTTCCGCGTCCAAATAGTGGTTAGCAGCATGGGAAGTCTTCGGCTTCCATACCTCGATTTCGCGACCGTTTCGCCGCTCGATAACCTTTTCTTCTGCACATATCTGTTCCGCGTATTCGCGGTCGCACCCCTTATAAACCATCCACGCTCCCGGACCGTTCGGCCGTCTCAGCCGGCCGACTATCATGTCCTTGTATTGATGGCCATCTACAATATAAAGCCTCAACCCATGTGCCCGGCTCCCTACTTTGTCAATGGTGGTAATTCTGTACCTGGACAAAAGCGGGGTTGAAGACCCCTTAACCGGTATTGCCCATTCCTGGTTTATAGCGCAAAATTCGTAAACTTCGTCCGTCCGGTCACCTGAGTCAATAGCACATAAATTCACCTGATACATGTTCCCCTGCCGGTCATAATAGGGCAAATTCATAATGTACTCGATGTCTTCCCAAGTCTCGGCCACCCCATGCGCAATGTTCCAGCTTGTCATCGCTGCACCCCAGGCCCGGATCGTGTAGTAAAAACAGTCTTGCTGTACGTCCACCCCCGCGGTAATTAAAAGAGTGCCGTCCGGCACCCTTCCTTCTTCGTATTCGCTTTGACGCTCTAATACCAAGTCGGCATTCATCTTGGCCTCCGTCTGTTCCCAAGGCTCGGCAAGCCACGAATTTATAAAGTTCATTAAAAGATCAGGATAGTCTTTCGACCGCAAAAACTCATAGGCAACATCGCCAAACCGTACCCAGGGGGAATAAAGCGCGTTTAGATGGAATGCAGTCTTGCGGGTACCGGTCTTTTTGATCGATTCCCACCGGCCGTTCCTAAGCATTGCCGGCTTATGCCCGTCCGTGATTATTCCTTTGCATTGTTCGCACTCGTAATATGCCGTTGCCCGGGCTTCCTCAGGGGTTGTCTCCTTCCCCTCATGCTTGGGCCATTTAACCTGTTTAAACTTTAAGGTCTGGTAATGGCCACAATGTGGGCAGGGTACAAAATACTGACGCTGATCATCGGCCGTTTCCCATTCCTGCCAGATCGGGGCCCCATTGCGGGTGGGCGTAGAAGTTTGGTAAATCTTCCGATTATGCGCAAAAGTTTTAGTACGCTCACGGGCCAAACTTCTTGGATCAGCCTCTTTGCCAGCAAAAGGTGGGAATTTATCGACCTCATCCATGAATAGGTAGCGAATCGGTCTGGACGCCAAAGAGGCGGGTGAATTTGCGCCAGATAAAACCACATACATTCCATCAAATTGAAGTTCAAGTACTTTACTTTCCCGCTCTTGGTACCGCTCTTTGAGGATCGGGCAAAGATCGATCATCGGCTGTATTCTATTTTTAGATGTATATTCGGCAAGATCCAGGGTCGGATAAACTATCAATGTGGGACTTGGATCTTGCGAAATAATGTATCCCAGGATATTAAGTAAACTTTCAGTACCGCCTACCTGGGTGGGTTTTACAAAAATGATCTCCTCGATGTCCGGATCGGTAAAGGCATCCATAATGCCCTGCAAATAGGGCGTCCTCGCCGTCCTCCAAGGGCCCGGTTCGGCTGATGTTTTCGCGTCTAAGATACGATATTTATCCGCCCACTCGGAAACGGTAAGGCGTTCCGGCGGTTTTAACGTTTTAAGCGCTTGTTTAAGCCAGGGCGACCATTCAAGCCGCTCAACCGGTGGATTTTTTCTTCGGCGGCGTATAGACCCCATCGATGCTGATTTGTTCAAGGGCATCTAAAGTCAGCTCCGTTATCATTTTCTCAATCCTCCTAGCCGTACTGGCGTCCACATAGCCAGATAATTCGGTTGCAATTCGCCGACTGTACCCAAGCATAGACCGCTTCAGTACAACAAAAAAGCGCTGTAGCTCCGCTACAACGTCATCTTTGCGGATATATTCCCCGCGCTGGATCGCGTTTTTAAACTCTGCCGCTTCGGATTGTGCTTGTTTGTATTTCGCTTCAAAGTATAACTTCTGCTCCTGTAGCGATAGCTTCTCAACGTCTTCAGGGGTTTTTATACCGTCCGCACTAACTAAACCGCGCCAACGTAAAACATCGGCCAGGGGCCACCAGCCCCTGGCCGCTTTTGGGCATCCGTCATCGCTCCACCGCTTTAACGTGGACCTTTTTATGTTAAAAATCTCGCACATTGTACTTGTGTTTAGGCAAAGTTTTCCATTTATGATTTTAACCTTCTGGGATAATTCATCCACCATAATGCACATCACCACGTTGAAAAGTTGCCGATTTTTTGGGCTTCAAACTGGGCGATTTCCCGGGCCTCGCCAGCCCCGCACTTCCCCCTCCCCCTAGGAAGGACCCACGTTTTCTCACAGACTAAATAAAAGAAAAGCACCTATTTTAGGTGCTTTCATATTTTCCAACTGTATCCGCAGTCCTGACATACCGCAATTCTTGTTATTTTGCTCTTGTATTCCCTGGGTTTGAATATCTTAATGATTAGCCATGGTAGTGTTAGAAATATCCACATGAATATCTCTAACCACCATCCAATAAACAGCCAATAGAGTAATCCTTTTCTTTTTTTCTTGCTCTCTGCCACCGCCTGTACAGTTACATTACTACTCTTACACTTCTTACATACCAATGTTAATCCCCCCAGTATTTTTTCTATATTATATCATATACTGGTAGGATCTTCTACTGAATATAAAAAGAGCCAGCCCGGCGGGGCAACCGGGCTGGAGGAGAGGAAGCATATATACTTCAATAGCAGCCCAAACCAGGCTGCTTGGAATACTCGATATAATTTTTCATCTTAATCTTATCACAGAAAAAGCGAACAAAACGAACAAGTTTATTTTTTCATCGATGCCATAAATTCATCGTGCTTTTTCAGTTTTTCAGCTAAAGTTTTCTCAAAATCCTGGAAAAGAGGATTCTCCTTAGGCTGCTCTTCCTGATGTCTGATTATCTCGTCCAGCTCACGATTGATTATCTTAAGCATTTTCTTCCTTATCGCTTTTATCAAATTTTTCACCTCCTTTCAAAAATCGATTGTGTATCATACGTACACTATCTGCAGTATTCCCGCCGCCAATGTGCGCCGCCACCTGTTTCCACGATAGTCCGTTTATATACCGCAGTGAGAGTATTTGCCTAATCAAGCTATCTGGTATTGTTGAAATGTACTCCTCAATTTCTTCTCTTTTATCCAGCAGCTCTCCTAAGCGCCGTTCCAGCTTCCGTTTTAATCGCTGCAACCTTTTCTTATATCCCCAAGCATCTATCCCCTCAATATAAAATCGTCGCCTTTCATATGGCCACTCCGGATTAGAGCCTGATACTACGTCTGATATTATCTCCGTCTCCATTTTGTGTTCTAGCTCTGCAATTTGCTGCTTTAATAGCTCTATCTCTTTGTTCAAATACCTCAATTGTGACAGCTCTTTTTTTGTCATAGAGCTTCCTCCCCCTCCCCTGGCAGCAATCCGCCTCGTCCGGGCTTGGGTGGTTCACGCATGAGCTGGTCTATTACGTTTCTCGAAAACGTAGTAACTAAACAAAACCCAGAAACAAGCTTCGATAAATACTGATCTATGCCATGCTTTACCAAGTACATTTTATACAACTGATAAAATACTTTTGGATTTGTTTCAAAGATATACTCCCCTATTGTTATAAATGAATTCGCTTCTTCCCTTTGCATTCGTGTGTATTTCAATATTCTCATCCCCCAATACGATGAATTTCATTGCCGCCTACTCATCGCTCGTCATGCTATTTTCTTTTTTCTACCTATCAGGCACTTGCATATTACCTTTCCATCTATCCACAATTTCCCACAGGTTGTACACAGTTTCGCTGGCCTATTCCTATATTTGCAATCAATTGTCGGCTTGCCACAATCACAACTAATGTAGCTGCTCAATTCCACAGCTTTATTAACATAATATCGAAACCTGTCTACATCTCCGTTCAAATATCTGATGATTCCTCTCGCGCAATATTTCAGGACAAGGTCTGTCATGCTTTAACCTCCCTTTATAACCTCTAAATTCAGCTTAGGATATTTAAGTCTGAACTGCTTATAAGTCCGTTTCCATTGCTGATTCTCAAAACCTTTCACGTCTATGATCCGAAATGTTCCATCGAGATTGAAAACTATAAAATCTGCACTGTAAGTAATTGCTCTATTTTCTGCATTACCTTCCTGAAGAATAAACTCGGGTTGCCGGCAAAATCCTAATATATCTCCTGCTTCATGCCTTAGTTTCAGTTCCTGGTAAAATTCCGCTTCCTTTTGACTATCAAAACATATTCCATCCACCCAGGTCCGTCTTGAGTTGTATTTGCTCTGCTTTTTGGGTTGCTTACGAGCTGTTTGCTTTCCTCTCCGCTCTAAATATTCCATATATTCCTCTTCAGTCCACCGTAAGCTCACCCTAAATCCCCCCATACATCGTACGGGCAATCTTTTGCGCCCGTTGGATTTATCCCTAATTTTTCTAGGATGTGTCGCAATCCGCACGGTCCACTCTTATCCGTGCACGTTAGGCATGTATTCAATTGTGCGTACTCTGCCAATGCATATATATCGTCTCTATCATACTTGCCTTCCGGTGCCAGTTTGGGCCTAAACTCAATCTCATACTGTTTTGCCATGCGGATTAGGCTTTGTGCAGTACTGTAGCTATCTATGCTGTCTAATCGTTTCTGCCATGCTTTATTGAGGTACGTCTGAGCTGCTTTAAGCCATTTTCGTATATCCTTGTCCTTCTCGTGCTCAATATAATTTCCCAGCCATTCTGAAAATCCACATATAGCAATGATGTTGAGCTTCTCTTCTCGATTTAGATACCCTTTCATGTCACCCATCCCCTTAGACTGGATCCTACCGCCTATATCGCCACCCACAAACCGGGCAGACATACGCATCATTACTGGTTTCCAGCATACATTCCCCTGCTTCGCACCAAAAACATTCGCCGGTCCAAAAACATTCGCCAGCTGCCGCACTTGCGAATCTGCTTGCTTGTATTTGCTCTTGTTTAATCGCCATCACTCGTTCCCCCTTCTTTTGATTCCCAAACCAACCCGCATATTTTACGGTTCCGCAACTCAATAAACTCTGCCTTTGGTGCCAGCTCACACTCCGACAGCGACGGTATAGAGCTAGGCAGCTTTAATCCTGCCGGACAAATACATCTTGCTACATATGTGTACAGCCCCATATTGTGCTGGACTTGATACTCCACAATCCCAGAATTGAAACATAACCAGCACTTTTCGTCCTCTTTTTCGTCTTCCTGCTGGAGCTCTCCTTCAGCATTAGCAGACGGTCGTCTTGTTTTATCAAAGACCCAAGTCCCGCAGTAATTACATGGTTTTTTGTGCTCATTCTCGTAAAACCTGACTTTATGATGGCATACAACGCATTCCACCTCATCATAAGGCTTTATCTCCAACACATCCCCCATACTCTCACCCTTTCAATGCCTTCTTGCCACCCTCTATAAGTTCTAATCTTCTGTCCTCAGCTATTTGCCGTATAGTTTGTTTCAGATTAGGTGGCAGCAACGCTTCCTGCTTTTCCCTCTGTGTGTATATCTCATACATCTTCATAAACTGGCCACGTATAACAGAAGGTTCCTCTGACATACATATTTCCTGCCATCCCATCATGCGTACCACTTTGGCAGTTCTGGGGCTCATGCTGGCAAGTGCTTCTTCTGGCCTGTAATACCCATAATGATTTAGCGCCCTTATCACCTCACCCCATGCAGTAGCTGCATCAATATCGTCATCTGGATCCTGCATTATCTCTACAACCTGCTTCCGCACATCCGCTATGGCTGGTGGGTATGGGCTCTCTAGTATGAGTTTTTGTACAGCTACTTGAACAAGTTTATAGTCCAAATCCCCTAACATTTCATGCCATACCTGCACCTTTAAGTCATCAACATCAAATTTGGGATATGAAGCAGCTAACACCGCAAGAATTTTTGCCGTTTCGCCTTTGGTCATCGATACTCACCCTCCTCTTGCGAATATTTTTCTACCAATCGGAGAGCATTGGCCACATTTTTAGACATGACCGGATGTCCCCTGGCTCTTTGTGTATCACGCCGCATCTGATTCTCAAGCTGTATGCACTTTTCCCGCAGCTTTCCGGCAGACAAGATATTTGCCTGCCAGAAATCATCATCCTGTGAGAAATCTATTAGTTGCCGGATTTCCTCCCAGCTGTAGCCCTTGTTCCCTCCTGGTGGTCCTATACGGTGAAGTCTGTCCATCTCCTGTGCCCATTTCTGCATCAGAGGATCCTCAGGATCATCTCTGGGTACCCTAGCTCTTGGATTGTTGCTTAGAATACGATTACGCAGATACAGTGCAGCTTTGTAAGGCGAACTGTCTTCAGTGTATTTAGGCTCATTCTTGCTGTTATTGAAAATTTCTTGGGATTCTTGAGGAGCGTCCGAGCCCGAAGGGTTCGGACGTGAATCTATATTTCCATCTCCTGTAGGTGAAGGAGAAAGAGAAGGAGAAGGTGAAGGAGAAGGTGAAGGTATGCAATTGCGCTCATCCGTGCTATCTTGCGCGCAATTGCGCGCATCTGTGCGCAATGTATCTTCCGTTTGTCCATTTGCACTATTATCTGCTGTTTGTAGATTGTCCTCACTATCCCAAGGAGGATTTGGTGGAGGAGGGCAGCTGGACCCGTCTGTTTCCCTTTTGTCACTACGTATGTAGGTCTGATATTTGTAGAACTTTTTTGGATTGATAGCTAAATACTGTTTTCCGTCTACTTCGTATTTATGTACTAGGCCGTGCTTTGCATATAGATTTATGGCTTCTTCTATATCTTTTGCTGTATACGGGAATGCAGGGAAAATACTTAATTTGATTTTGATTGGTGCTGCCTCCATGCGGCCCCAATCATCAAATCCAGTGATAAACCATGGCCACATTAAAGCTGCAACTGGATTTTGTGCTGCTATCTCGGCTATTCTTTCATCTATACTCATATCGCTTGTGATAAAGCGTTTTCTCGCCATTTCAAAGCCTCCTATTTTAAATCTGGGATATATATCGTATCCCCTGCTTTAAGCTTGTGTGCTGGAATACCTGACATTTTCACGAGCTCATGGACTACTTCCCTGATATCTGTATTAGCTTTATATCCTTGCCTCTGCAATTCTTTTGCTATGGCCCAATAGGTGTCGCCATACATTACTCTGTAAGGCTTATAACTGACTTGGCCTGTCCCTCTTCTGGGTATAAAACATGCAATTATTGTCAACAATACAACTAGTGCAAAAAGCATGAACCGTATTTTGTTTTTGATTCGGAGCCGCCGCTTGGGCGGCTCCCAAAGTTTTATTATCATACCCCTTCCTCCCTCATAGTACAAGAAGTGCATCCACACCCCTCATAATAACCGTGACAGCCTGTTTTGCCCCAACAATCGGCATACATGCCGTGTATAGCGCATCGTTCACAACCTATCCACTCTCCCCACCCATCCCATAACATCCAGTCCTCAATCATCTTGACCCTGCTGTCTTCGCAGTCTTCAACAAACTGTTTCGCCCTTTCAAACTTTGTTTTTGCTTCTTCAAAACTGGCTGCTTCAATTGTTATTTTTTGTACTATTTCTGAATACTGAGTGCTTACTTTGTACTCAAATTCATATCTATTTAAGCCTTCATGTGCCATTTATTTTCCCTCCTTCGTTGGATATACATAGGTTAACCTCCTTTTAGAGATGTCCCCAGTCATTTATGCTTATCTGTGTATTCCTGTGCCTTACCTCTTGCTTGTATGATTCTTCGCCTTCTTTTCGGCGTATAAACTCAAATGCCATATAGATCCTCCTTTCATGCTATAAAAACCATCTTTCCGGTAAGCTCCTGTATCTCACGCTTAAACCTGTTAGCATCGCTGTTTCCGTCACTTAAGTGCAATAACCATATTTCCTGTACTACACTTAAATCATTGGCCTGGAGAAATTTTTTGACGTTCTCCAAGCTGAAATGGCTTTTGAGGATGCGGTTTTTCAGTTCTACCGGCACATTACCAACTTCCACATTGGCCTTAAGGATGTCCAGACTGTAGTTACACTCAATCATGATGTGCGTAAGCCCCTGGAACCGGTACCTGATGTAATATGTATCCGTTGCGTATAAAAGCTTATCTCCGGCTCGGTTGGCCAGCAGAAACCCAATCGGCTCTACTGCATCGTGTGCTACATCAAACGGAAGAATTGTCCAGCTGCCAAGCCTAAACTGCTGCTTTGCCCTGATGATGTGGAGCCGGTGCCCCGACACTTCCAGTGCTTCGGCTGTGTCCTGAGTCATGTAGCAGTCAATACCAGCCTTCATAAGATCCTTAACTGCTTTGCTGTGGTCCTGGTGTTCGTGTGAAACCAAACACGCCGCTATCTCCGATGTTTTGAAGTTCAATTTCTTCTGTATTTCCTTGTATGGTATTCCGCACTCCAGGAGGAGTGGGGTACTGCCATCGTCAATGCGATAGCAGTTCCCCCGACTCCCGGAGGCCAACACCTGTATATCAATCATCAGAACCCAGGCCCTTCTAGTGTCATCTGCTCTCCTTCGTCTTTTGTTTCCTCCATTTCCTCGACTTCCTCAGGTTCTATATCAATGATTTCCTTGTTCGCATTCTGTTCAATCTCTGCTTCAACTTCGCTTTCTACATCTTCATCTCTATCAACTGTCAGTGCTGTGACCATTTCTGTAGTCAGCAAGCCATACTTAGATAACAATCGCCTAATAACAGTTTTTAATGCCATTTCATCAAAGTTTGTTGCCCATGCGCTGTTTTTATTGCCATAGCTTTTGCTGTATCTTTTAGCATGTGCTATAATCTCAGTTTTTGTCATGTAGATTGTTTTCCTGAAGCCATTTAGCAATTCCATATATGCAAAGTAACCTTGCGGTTTATCGCTAGTGGGTTCGCCCGTAAATACGACCTCGCCAGTCAAGATGTCTCTATGAACTTTCACACCCTCGTATATAATGCCGGCATTGAGATTCTTATACTGGCCTGTCCGCATCGCAAGTTGGATGTAACCTTTATATCCAAGCTGGAACTGTGGTATCATCTGCCCCTTGCTGTTTTTGTAAGGAACCACATAGGCAAAGCCCAACTGCTTGTTTATTGGTAGTTTAAGAGTTGCAGCTTTCAAGCATTCCATGATTACCAGGTTTGGATCACATTGTTGTAAATAAGTATCGCTTGCATAAAGGTCAATAATACTTGCTATGAATGCTCCGGCATTCTCCTGAAGTGCGTTTCTAAATTGCTCTCTCACACTCTCGGCGCTGAGAGCCATCTTAAGCTTTTGTATTGGCCTTACCTGGATCTGCTTATCATTTTGAACTGTCATTTTGCATTACCTCCACTCTCAATTTTTTGTCATTTGCTGATACTATCAGCCTTATTTGTTGCCCTCTTGTGGGCAAAATATCTGTCACTGACTCTGCATTATCTAGCCATACAGGTGGAGCAAAGTCGAAATGTTCGGCTAGGGTATTTATGATGTCCAGACCAATGTTCAGCTTGGCTCCGTTATTCAAATTGCTGTAAGGCACACCATTATATACAGTTTCACAGCACTCTGCTACTGCCCCATTGACTTGAACATCAAACAGCTTAAATCTGGCCATCTTAAATTTGCTGTTTATCTTGTCCTCCAGGAGCCGGACTTTTGTGCGAATGAATTCATCCGTCAAATACATCTGATATTCCAACTGTTCAAACTCCTGGGCCAGTTTCCGCTCCTGCTCCTTGAGCTCCTCAATACGTCTCATGCCAGATTCTCGGGCCTGCAATCTAGCTTTAGCTTGCTCAAGGACAGCAATGCTGGCTGTTATTTCGTCTATTTCCTTCTGAATTGCAGCAATAATTTCTGTGTTGTTCTCTTGCAAAGCCGCAATCTCTTTTTCGAGATTGAATTTTTCGATATATTTTGCTTTAAAGGTATTGTCATTGGCTGTTGCATATTTCAGTTTTTGCTCAAGGTCTAGAATTGTGTCTTTTAACCTCTCTACGACAATCTCCTGGTTTTGCAACTGTTTCCTAGTTTCGGCTATTTTTGTGCTAAGCTTTTCTATTTCTGTTCTTATAGCATCTGCGTGAGCCTTTAATTGCTTACCCTCTGTACTAATGGCCTCCAACTTTTCGGCTTTCTGCCGATTAAATTCTGCCAAGGCTCGCTCTCTGGCTTCTTGAAGTTTTTCTTCAGGAAGTTTCTGACCACAAGCAGGGCAAATATCGTTTTCTTCAAACTCAAATTGTTTTTTATTCTCCTCATACCATTTGGCCCGCAAAACCGTTATTTTATTGTCTATTGACGCAAGCTCTTCCTGTCGTAGTTCCAATGATTTTTCCATACCGCTGATCGCAGTCATTAATCCGAAATATTCTTCTTGCGCAGATTTAAGAGATTCCCGTTTCTCCTGTATTTCAGATTCATATTTAGCGCGGCATTGCCTTTCCAGGTCAATTAATTCTGCTTCCAGCATCCGAAGCTGTTTCGTTTTCTCAGCCACCTGCCCGCCCGCCTTAGCTTGCGCCAGTTCCTCCTGCTTAATCCTGAGCTGTTCCCTGAGCTTATTTATATCGCTTGCCAATTCTGCCGGATTAGTGATGTCGTCTACATTAGGGAGGTTCCGCATAACCTCATCGATGCGTATCGGGATTTTCTCTAATTCCTTGTTTAACTCTGCTCTGCGGGCCATAATAACTTTCCGGTGCTGTTCTATTGTCCTGCTCCCGAGAATTTCTGCCAGCTTTGTCAGTTCTTTATTACTTGCGACAACCTCCTCATCAGACACATCGCCGCAAATTTCGAGAAGCAACTTCCTCCTCTCGGTCCAGTGCAGGACCTCATTAAAGTAGCGGGGATCTGTCAATAGCCGGAATATCTTTTCATCCGCAATTTCCGCTATCTTTGCTTCGTATTCGCTCTTTTTGGCGGGCACACCGTCTATGAAGTAGTCCACGGTGTGGCCTGTAAACTGAGCCGTAGCAGAACCTCTTTTCTTTGTCCACTTTTCGCTGAAAACTTTCTTTAGCGTCAGCCTATTGCCATCAGGAAGTTCCAACACTGCCTCAACGCTATGCTCGAGGCCGTGTAGGGGTTCTCCATCGGGGCCCAGGGTTTTAATCTGAAAATCCTTGCGGTTTTGCGAGTCTTTATCAAAGAGAAGCCACATGAAGGCATCAACAAGCGTTGTTTTCCCCACCGCGTTGTCGCCATAGATACTGACGTCTTTCCCCTGGGTGTCCAGGGTGAAATCCCGTACGCCTTTGAAGTTGTGAAGTTTGAGGGTAATAACTTTCATGTGCCACTACCTCCCCAGAGTTTGCCTATAAGCCGGTTTGCCTCTTCTTTGAAAAGCTCTTCCTGAAGCTCTGGGAACATAATAAACCTGTCAAAGCTTGACTCTAGACTCTTAATTGTGTGCTCTTTTAGCTTATAGAACGGAATATGAGGATTGTCATATTTTTTAATAAATCTTTTGAATGCTTCTTTTAGGATTGCAAAATCCTCATTGACCTGCTGCTCAATTTTCTCGTTGATTCTGTTTGTCATGATTTGATTAAAATCCATTACCTTTAACCCCCTTGTTTCCCCATCATACCTTGTGGTACAATGGGAATGTGTAGTTTTGTTTGTGCCGCTTCGAAAGCGGCTTTTTCTTTTTAATAGCTCTGTAATTTTTCGCATAATCTTTGCAGTATTTCTAATTCCTTTTGGTTACTTTCAATTAATTGCCTGGCTGCTGGGTTAACTGGATATTCGCTCATGTACTTACTTAGAGCTCCTATATCCTTTTCTAGCTTGATACGATATGCGATTAAAGCATTTTTTAGTGTCCAGATTTCTTCTTCATTTAAAATGGATTCAAGAGTTTGCTCAAATTTAACCTTGTCCCAGTCAATGGCGCTTTGCGCTTTGTCCATCCTTTTCGCCCCCCTCTCTAATTAGCCTGTACAAGCTTTCTGATGAACTCCAAGCCCTTTTGATAAACCAGCGTCTTAATGTAGATATGCGTTGTCCCATCCGGCTTGGTATACTTC